ATGGTTTACTGCACCATCCGGAGATTTACTTAAGACTCCTCAAGTATTGAACTATCCACCATTGGGAAATACCATTAGCAGGAGATTTTCTGGCACGATTTTCGTATTCCAAAGCCTTGGTATAACCCAGGAAGTCCGGCATGTACTCCGTTGCTTTACGGGCTTCTCTCTCAATGTTGTCCATAAAGCCGGGAATGTCCAGTCCCAGTCTGTACTTATCCCGTTTCATGCAAAATTGAACAAATTCCTCTTTCAAGGGGTGGTACTTACAGTTTTCGATAATCGATAACTGCCGCAGAGCAACCATTTTAGGACCCCACACCTCTGGGTCGTAGTAGCGCTCCTGTTCACACAACCTACCTAAAGCCCGGTAGGTCGAATAAACACCCACACATACGCCGTCAACACGATAACGCTGATGGTGCCATCTACGCAAATATGTGCAGTCTTGTGTGCTCACGTACTGCTTATCAGGATTCATCTCCAAACCATGCGCAGTATATGATCGCATTACTTGATCCGCAGTAATGCCTGGATAACTCAAAATACCGTCGTCACCTAAGCACTGCGAATTAGGATTGAGTCTCTGGTTGTTGGCAATAGCTGCTTCGTACTGGAGTGCACGATGCGCCAACGTTTCATCAGCATTGGTTCCACCAGAACCGGAACCCATCCCGTGATATCCTGTGCGGACTTCACCCCAGGCGTACATCAGAGGTATCATATACTTCACGGGAAATACATTTTCTAACCAGCTACGGCTTAAGCTATTAGGTGTGAGCAGCTGCATTAAAATGGTCTTTGCTGCTGCTTGCAAGTTGGAATTAAAGTGCTGGTCGAATTTTGAGAAGTCCGTGCATACCACCAAGTCCTTTTCACCCTTGGTATCGAACAATTTAGTAATTCTCCGATCCACGGATTCCAACCCAACCCAGGCTGGAACCAACTCTAGGCGTTGCGCCGCCTCTATGAGTGGCTGGTAGCATTGCAGTTCACAGACGTTAACTCCGAAGGGAAACATCCAAACCACACGTTGTTTAACGTCTTCTTCTTTGGGACCACCTTCTTGGCCTCGCCATCCTAATACAGCGCAGGGTGACCAGTGTGTACCATTTAGAAACATATGGGAGGAGAGACCCTCAGTTTCTATGCGTGCAGGCACTGTTTTATCCACTACCGCTCTGCGTTTGCTGAAGTATGGCGATCCAGAATTCGTAGATAGTTTCATGTTTTCTACGGTCCGCTTCTGATCCCTGAGTTGCAGTCCACGGGCACTGCCCCACTCAGCAAGAGTTGCGCTAATCGCCTTGCTAGAAATGGGTTCACCAGGGTCTTGAACCATGGTGTAGTAATGATCGATATCATCCATACGCTCTGAGAGTGGCTTCTGGATAGATAGCGGTCCGACCTTCTTCGCGAGGTCATTTTCAAAGTCAAGCAGAGTCGGCCACACGTCGCCAATTCTATCGATCGTGGGCTTCCAATCTGCAAGAACTTTGCTGAGACTACTACCTTTGGCGAAGGTAGTTCGGTACTCGTCCGGCTGTCCTTTGACGACATTGTCAAGATAGGACCTCAAGCCGGGATTCGGTAAGTTAAAGTACTCACCAAACTTAATTTCGTTACCTTTAGACATTATGGTAACTCCTTTCTTTAGATTATAAATCTTCAGTTTGCTTGAG